TGCATCTTCCTTGCTATTCTTTTTAGAATTAGGTTTTCTGTATTCGCTACGCTCCCAAGTCCTAACCGCTGCTTTCCAATCTTTCATGGAGTTCTTTCCTACTTTCCATCCGTTACTTTCGTAGTAGTCAAAGAATTGTTCAGCATTTACATTATTGTTTCTTTCAATGCAGTACTGTTCGATTTCAGATAGAGTAGGTTTAACAAAGCGTTTAGCTTTGGTAGGCGATTTATTCGCCTTAGTATCTAACTCTTTCTCTATCTCTAACTCTTTCTCTATCTCTAACTCTTTCTCTATCTCTCCGTAACCACTTTGTAACACTGGTGTAACATTGTTACGCTCTAACTTATCTTTTTTAGCTCTACACTTACGCATTCTGCTAGCTGCAGCTGTTTCACACCCTGTACTATCTTTTGTATCTGGTAGATAGTATTCTTCGTCAGAACACATTTCTAGTAGTCCACTTTTGAGTAGGTACTGTATTGTTATTTGTACATTCTCTTCTTTTTCATCTAGGTCTAACGCAAGCTCTGATGCAAAATCATCTTCAAGTCCGTCAAAGTAAAGTTTTCCATCACTCATGATTGAACGTAGTAACATTTTGAGATAGATAATTGTATAGGTATCACCACCTGCAATCTTTCTTAATCGTTTAATTTCTTTTCTTTGGAAGAAGTCTTTATGTAACTTCAACCAAAAATATCGTTTAGGTTCGCTCATAGGCACTATCTACCATAAACGTGATCACAAGCAGTTTCTTTGTACTGTGGTTTTACTTCCATAATTTCACCAACACTTACAGGCTTAGCTTTTGGTTGCGTTTGCTTAATCACATCAAGCACATCTTTTAATTCTACGATTTCACCATCATATGATTTATATGTACCTTGCGCTTGTTCTAATTTCGCAATGCGTTTCTTCACATATAATTCAACAACATCAATTCTTTTCATATTCATCATTCCTTTCCTTAACAATTTCTTGTAATCGCTTTCTAACCTCTTTAGCAAATACCCCATGTGCTATTGGTATGTGGCAATGCACGCACAAACAAGCTAAGTTATCCATCGTGCTTTTACCTAACTGTGAACGAAATACAATGTGGTGTATCGATATACCCTCATGACCGCCACACAGAACGCATGAGTAGTTATCACGTTCTAGCACTTTAGGTCTATTTTGTTTTAGTAGCTTTTCGTCTTCACGCTTTCGTTTGTTCACTCTCCCACTCCTTAACCAACGATTGGATATAATCACTATCATCAAGTTTTATTCCAAGTTGGTTGCACTCATCAACCAAGCAATCAATAAGCCTTTGCATTTCTGCCACGGTATATACTGATGAACCGTGGTAACACATTATGTTGTGATACCCTTTTAGACTTTGGCATTCGCCAGCATCTTCCGCTAGCCAGCCTAGTCCGTGTCCTTGCCATATTTGAATATACCTCTCTATGGCATCCTCACGGACTGGAACATATGTGAAATGTCCACAGTCCTTGATAGCCTTTTTGTACACATCCTCTTTTGTTGTGTAGCTATTTTTACTTAACTCAACTGCAATCTTCTGTGCTATAAGCCAGCAATAAGAATTGGCATTTAGACTTCTTGATTTAGTTTTACGTTTGATTTCTACTGTATACTCATTGTCAGTAGTAATCTTTGATAGATCATTGTCATGTGGTGCAGGTATTACTACCATTACACCTAGCGGACTACGGAGTGTTTCAATATTACTTGTTGTCCACTTCATCGCTTAGCATACCTTTGGGCATTTACCCAATTAAACGCTTGTTGATAGTGTTCTTGTGTTAGTTCAGATGGTTTCTTAACCTTTAATGTTTCCGTTACATAACGGACTAAATCATCTTCACTAATACCACCTTGTGTTGCTCTAGCTTTTAGAGTTTGCCAGTTGTACACAGTTTCTTGCGTTTGTTGTACTGGCTTTTTGCTATTGTCCATTGTGTCAGCATCTTTTGTATCATCGATACACAACAACGCATTGAGTGCGTACTTTCTAGCATAAGATGATGTAGCACCTGTAATTTGGCTTTCATCCATACCTTTTTTTGTATCAGGCTCTCTTGCGTATGCAGTCGCACTTACACACTCTCTGCCATCAGTAATTTTTGCGGTAGCTTTTACATAGTATCGCTCACCAATTTGTACAATTTCATCATCAATGAGAAGTGCTAAGTTATGTTCTTTCAACAATGGTTTAACACCTTCTAAAATATCCTCACAACTGCGGTAGTTGTATTTACCAAATGAGTTATATTGCCCTTTAGGTGCTTTCAACTTATGTTGAATATCGCCAACCCTTTGATTTAAAACTACTTGGCTATCAGTTATTTTTTCTATGTTCTCCATGTTTCACCTACTCAATATCGTTTAAAGATTTCATCAACTGTCAAAGGTTTTTTTGCATAATTTGATAACGCATCAGTTATCAAAAAGCATTCATCTATAGTAAACGGCTTTTTACCTATTTCTTTGTGGCAGTATGAAATCCTACTCTTTTTTATAATGTCAGCCATCACATCTTGATTTATGCCATATACTTTTCTAATGCTTATTAATCTCTCGTATCTTTTCATTATTCGCGCCTATCCAATCTGTAAGTTCATGTGTTTTTCAATTCTTGCACCAGCTACTTCTTGTTCGTTCTTGATAGCTTTTTTGATTGCCACCTTATCAGCTGCGATTGTTACTTTTCTAAACTCATCAGGTAGTGCATCCAAGTTATCAATCTCTACTGTTTCGCTTTCTTTGTAGTAGCATTTGAATTGTCCAACTTTCTTTTCTGTTAGTTGGTTTTCTTTCATGACATGATCAATGTTATTTTTCAATCGTTCAGTCATGTTTTCTAAGGTCTTAGCTTTAGCACTTAGCCGTTTTGACTCATCCTTAAACGCTTGAATATCACCTTTGATGTTACGGATAAACATTGCAGTATTTTCGATTTTTTCATCAATGCTGCAATCTAACATATCCAAAGTATCTTGGATGGCTTGCATATCCTCTTCGGTTTCAGCCACCTCTAACATCGCTTGCAACTCTTTATAATCTTTATTTAGTTCATATAAACTTGGCATTTAAATTCTCCTTATACTTGTGATAAAATATAAGTAGAGATATTTCACATACTCTCTACCAAGTCCGCTAAACTTCTTCTACTTTTCACTAGCGGACTTTTTTATTTGAATAGTATTTAATATCATCTATCCAATAACCTACTAATATCCATGTAACAACTCCAAGCATCGTTTGACAAAACCATGTCCACCAATCGATGGTATCTAGTTGTAAACTTCCCATAGCACCAACGGCTATTAACGCTGCAAGCGCTCTAAGCCAATAACACAACTTAATCATTCAAATCTTCTCCTACAATCACTAGCATTTGGCTGGTGATTTTTTTTATTTCACTCTTTAACTTTTTGTTTTCTTTTTCTAATCGCTCTACCTCGTTTTTTAATTTTCTATAACCAATAGCAGAGTATTCACTTTCAACTCCTGCAAGTGCTTCAACCTCTTTTTTACTAAACCTTACACCGCTTACATTCGGTAGTTGTTTCAGCTTACCTTTATTTCTTAGGTCATATACTGCAGTTAGTGAAATTTGAAATAGTTCCGCTACTTGGTTAGCCGTGTATACTAGGCTCTCCATCGCTTTTCGTTCCTTGCGTGGAGGTCAGCCGTTCTAGCTAACTTTACCCAAGATAGAATAACTTTCTTATTCCATCTTGATTGGTTACGTTTAGACCATTTAGCCTTGATGAGTTTCCGCCAGTATTGTGCGTATTCATCATTTCTGCCTGCATAACCAAATGTAGGTAGTTTTCGTCCGTACATTAGATTTGCTACCCTTAAATCTTTTTGATTTTGAACTAACATAAAACCGCCTCTCCAAATTACAGTTTAACTGTAATTTTAGTGTAAAAAAATATTACAGAAAAATAATTCTGTGGTACGGAACACCATATAAATTTTCAATCTTTTTCAATACATGAACATCAGGAGAAGATTTCCCTTTCTCATAGTTGATTAGCGTGTATTCGCTAATCCCCAGCATTTCTGCTGCTTTCTTTTGAGTTAGTCCAGCATTTACTCTAGCTGCTTTTAAGGTCATTCCATCTTGAACAAATGTTTCTTGTGTCAATTTATCACCTCGCTTTATCTATTTGTTGATTGTATTGTATTACAGTTAAACTGTAATGTCAACAGTTTTTCTGTAAAATCTAAAAAAAATAATTGATTTTTTTACAGTTTAAATATATGATATAGATAGTAAATAAAAATTTTAAAAATCACAGTGAGGTAAAAAACAATGAGTGATTTAGGAAATAAAGAAATATTCGCTAAAAACCTAAGATATTATATGAATTTATATAATAAAACTAGAAATGAAGTAGCCAATGATAACAACGTGTCATATACAACTCTTGCTAGTTGGTTAAATGGTGATAACTATCCACGCATTGATAAGATTGAAAGATTAGCTAATTATTTTAGAGTGAATAAAGCTGATTTAATAGAAGACAAATATTCTGACAAAGAACCATATTATAATGATCCATCCGTTACAGAATACGCACAAGCGGTAAAAGATAACCCAAATCTTAAATTACTCTTTGATGCAAGTAAAGATATGTCCAAGGATGATATTGATTTTGTAATCAACACTATTGAAATGTTAAAGAAACGTGAGGGCAAATAATATGGAACTACTATTCTCTGTTATATCTATAGTTGCTTATTTCTTTGGTTATCCTACTGTTGCAGGTGTTGTGGGTATCTTAGCCACTATATTTTTTGTATCATTTTATTCTAAACGAGATAAATCTTATGAAGTTTTTGCTCCGTGGTTAATCATTTCAATTCTACTAAATATATTATTTATTAATTACAAACCTAATTTTGTGTTAAGTATCGGAATAGTTTCCTCTATGTCAATATGGATAACATCTGTATTAGCTTGGATATTACATTCAATCACAAATAAATAATGCGAAAATTTATACACATATAATGAGATACAATACTCCCATAAGGGGGTTAAGTATTATGAATATTGTTTTGATTTACACAAAATTAAGACCATCTCAAAATGCAGTATTAAAACTAAACGATGATGGTACTTACACTATTCTCGTTAATAGTGATAAACCTATTGATGTACAACGCAAGGGTATACTGCATGAGATAGGTCATATATTAAATGATGATATGTTCAGTCATGCTAATATCGATTTAATAGAACGCATGGCACACGCAAGGGAAATTGAGTTTGAGGGTATCAACTTCTACACGCATATATTGTGAGGTGAATTATGCAATACAATTTCACTATCAGAAAAAAGGATAAAGGGTTTCAAATCATTGTAGCCTACAAAGACGGCTACAAATGGAAACAGAAATCCAAACAAGGGTTCAAAACTAAACGTGAGGCAAAAGAATACGGACACGTTATAGTTAAGGAATTAGACAAAACCGCACTACTTACCAAAGATACAGAATTAAAAGAATTAACATTCAAGGAATTTGCGGATATGTTTTTAGAAATAAAAAAGGCGCACATTACGCATAGTACTTTGGTTATGTATAACCACGCTATATGTGCATACAAATCAATTCACGATATGAAATTATCAGATGTTAAGCCACTACATATCCAAAACGCAATAAACAAAATGGCTACATCACCTGCTACCATTAATTCGTATTATAAGGTAGTGGAAAGGATATTCTATATTGCGATAAACCCATACAAGATAATTTCAGATAATCCATGTACTGGTGTTAGATTACCACGTGTCGAACGGAAGAGTATGATCCACACAATTTCCGATGAGGAATTAAACCAATTCGCAAAGTTCATGCGTGAGAAATATCCACAAGCCTATTACTTTTTACAGATAGCCAGATATACAGGAATGAGATTTAGTGAAGTATACGGTTTAACTTGGAATGATATATCCCTAGAAAATCGCCAAATTCACATCAACAAGCAACTTTCATTCCGTAAAGGTGTTATCACCTTTGAGAAAACTAAAACCGCCAATTCGGTGCGAATTTTGCCAATTCCGCCTATACTGGAGAATATACTTATAGAGTACAAGTCACGTGAGTTAGAGTTTGAACATGATTTAGTTCTAAACCCATATAAAAAGAATGGTGTTAAGTGGCAAATCAACACATACTTAAAACGATTTGGTGATAACCTATCAGCACATAACCTTAGACATACCTATGCTACAAAGCTATTAGCAAATGGCTTAGATGTGAAAACTGTATCATCACTACTTGGTGATACACCACAAATGGTGATGAAAACGTATGTACATTATAACGATGAAATGAAAGCAGCAGCATCAAATGCAGTTGCTAATATTTTTAAATAAAATTTTTGACGATTTTTGACGAATTGGATATTCAACTACTAAAAGATACAGTAGACAAGCACTTCTTTAAACATACAATCTTAACAATCATAAAAGGTTATATCGTTGTAATTTATTTCAAATTTCAAAATACGTTGTAATAATCAAAGTTTTACATCATGGTTTAGTAAAACCACCTACGCAAAACACAATATATAAAAATCATTTTTTGACGATTTTTTGACGGCAAATAAAAAAAGGGTAGCAATTACGCTACCCTCAATTTGTTTATCTAGTTCTACTCACAGACCATACTCCAACTGTCAACTAACAGTTGATTGTTGCAAGCCGTGCAACTCGGAGATATTTGGATCACCTACCATCTCACAACTTTTACTAATGCGGATGCACCTTTAAATTCTGAACCTTTAAAGTGCGCTAACCCTTGCACCTTTTTATCTTCATACCCTACTGTTTCGTATACCTCACCATTAGTCATTACTGTTACACCAGCTAATATGCTATGCGGTTTATCTAACTTAATTTTGTACACATCCACCTTTTGTTCTTCTGTGTTAGCAACTACTGCGGTTCTATCAGATTTTTCTGTAGCTGCTTTAGGTAGATTAGGGTTGCTATGTGCAATATCCTTTTTTACCTTTTCTGCAGCTTGTTCTACAGTCGGTGCTTGTGTGTAATAAGTCGCTATCGGTTGAGTTCTTTCCTTAATGGAAATAACTTCTTGTGCTTGTTGTTCTGTAACGTGAATTGCTTTTGATAACTCTACAGGTGATTTAGCTTGTTGTTGTGTAATTACAACAGGCTTTTCAATCTGTTTCTGTTTGTATATGTGATAGCATCCCATACAAATGAGTAGGAATGCTAACATCGGAATTATGACCTGTATGGTGCGTTTATGTGTTTTTAGATAAGTTAGTACCTTACGCATATAAAACATTCACCTATGCCCCCTCTACCTCTTCCATTAGCATTTTTAACGCTTTGAATTTCTCATCGGCAAAACGATTATTTAGACTTTCTCTTAATGCACTACTATTCCATTCAAGGCTCATGCACGTATCATAGATGCCAGCGATAAGGTCATAATCAAAACGCTTATCATCGATGTAGGATAGGTTAGGCAACTCAATATTCAATGCCTTTTCCATTAGCTTTAATGCATCATTGAACATATTAACGATTTCACCAGTACCATATTGTACCGCTCTACTCCATACTACATCCTTTAATGCATCAGAATGTTTTTCAACATTAAACATATTCTGTCTTAGGTACTCACACGCTACATCGTAATAGGCGGACTTGATGTAGTCATGTTGCATTTTCTCAAAGCCTACCGCATCAAGTGTGCCTAACTCTTGCCATTTAGCAATGAACCCATCAGAATTGATTTCTCCACTATCAATCAAGGCTCTAGCATAATCGGTGTAAAAGCCACCTTGTTTTAAACCCCAACCAAGGAACGCATCAACACTACCACAATTACTTGCTAGTTGATATGTACCATAAGAGATACCGCCAGCATCATTGATGCCACTAGATA